GCCCGGCTTGATGGCTGCAATGACAAGCTGGTGCGCCGAGCCATAGCCAACGGAAAACTGCCGTCTCTGCCCGACGGTAAGGTCGATGCGAACTTGGCTGGCAGCGGCTGGCGGAAGCAAAATCGCCGTGCGGCCGGCAGTGCGGACATGCCGAAAATGTCCGCACCAGATGTCCGCACCTCGTCGCGCCGGAAGAAGGCGCCGCCCCCGACCGCTGAACGCACCGAGCAAGCGGCCGAAGAACTCTTCTCCGAAGAGGCCGAGAGCTTCCTGGATAACGTGCTCGCCGGCACCTACGCCGACACCGCGACCGCCGAGCGCGTGAAAGAGAACGCTCTGGCGGCCAAGCATCTACTCGCAGCCCGCCGCGACGCTGGTCATTTGATCGAGATCGGCAAAGCAGAGGACGTGCTGTTCGAGACCCAGCGGGGCCAGCGTGACGCCTGGATGAATTTCCCGACACGGATCGGGCCCTTGCTGGCGGCAGAACTGGGACTGGAGGCGGACAAGGTCGTGGAGGCCCTTACGATCCATGTCCACCAACAGCTTGTCGATCTCGGCGACCCTGAAGCCGACTTCGTCGCTCAGCGCGAAGGTTGATCGTCTCCGCGCTTCTGCGCGGAAGGGTTGGACGCCACCGCCGCGTATCAGTGTGCCGGACTGGGCGGACGGTTACCGCAAGCTCGCGAAGGAGGCGGGCTCGACGTCTGGCAATTGGCGGACCTCGACGGTGGAGGTGGCGCGCGGCGCGATGCTGTCGGTCACCGAGCCGGGCGTTCACCGTATCAGTCTGATGGTTTGCACCCAGCTGATGAAGACGGCCTTCATCGAGAATACGGTCGGCTACTTCGTTCATCTTGATCCGTGCCCGATGCTGCTGACCCAGCCGAAGGAAGACGCGGCCGAACAATTCTCAAAGGAGCGCATTACTCCCCTCATCCGCGCCACGCCGGTGCTGCGAAAGATCTTCGGCCGCAGCAAGACGCGAAACGCAGACGAGACGCTCTTGTACAAGGCATTCCCCGGCGGCTTCCTCGCGATGGCTGGTGCGGGCAGCCCCGACAACCTCGCCCGCCGCCCGATCCGCGTCGGCATGATGGATGAGTTCTCGAAATATCCGATCACTCGCGAGGGCAACCCCGGCGACCTCGTTGACGAGCGTATGGCAACCTTCGCGAACTGGCTGTCAATTCGCACCTCTTCGCCGACGATCGCCGACGAATGCCTGATCGAGGCCAGCTATAACGATGGCGACCAGCGGCAGGCATCGGTAGAGTGCCCCCACTGCCGGCACCGTCAGTTTCTCGATTTCTTCCAGCACGTCCATTGGGAAAAGGACGAGGATAGCGGCGAGCATTTCACGGCGCGCGCGGCAATTCATTGCGAGGCATGCGGAGCCGCGTGGTCAGAAGGTCAACGCCTGATGGCGTTGCAGACCACCCGATGGCATCAGACCAGGCCGTTTCACTGCTGCGGCCGGCGCCATGAGCCGCTGGAGGTGTATCGCCGCACATGGAGCGACCCGGAGCGCGCGGAGGGGGCGGCTGACCCCGTAGATGTCGTCTGGGACTGGTGGGCGTCAGATCGCTGGGCGGTTTACCGGGCGGCCTGTCCCGAGTGTGGTCGCTGGGCAGTCGATAACGAGCATGCATCGTTCACCGCGTCTAAGCTGTTCAGCCCTTGGCCTAAGGACGCCCCGCCAAAGATCGCGAAGAAGTGGATTGCGGCCAAGGATGACCCGGATAAGCGGGTCACGTTCGACAATACCCAGTTGGGCAAGCCGCATAAGCGGCAGGCGGCCAAGGACATCGCCGCAGAGGCTCTCATGCGCCGAGCCGAAAACTGGCCCGGCGAGGTGCCGTTCGGTGTCGGGGTCGTTACCGCCGGCCTGGATACCCAGGACGATCGCGTGGAGATCGAGTTCGTAGGCTGGGGCCATGGGGAGGAAAGCTGGTCGCTCGATCATGTCGTAGTTGATGGTGACCCAGCTACCGACGAACTGTGGAAGCGGGTCGATCGCGAGTTGCTGCGGACCTTTCGCCGCAGCGACGGGCGTGAGTTCACGGTCATGGCCGCCTGCATCGATTCGGGCGGCCATCATACGCAAAAGGTTTATGCGTTCGCCAAGGCGCGGCTTGGTCGTCTGGTTTTCGCCATCAAGGGCCAGAGCGCCCGAAATGGAGATCGGACGCCTGTCTGGCCGATCGCCCGGCCCAGCGCCGCGAACCGGACAAAGTATAAGCCGACGATCATAGGGACGAACTCGGCGAAGGATTCGATACGCTGGCGGCTCGGCATCGAAGAGCCTGGCCCCGGTTACATGCACTTCCCAGCCAAGCGCGACCTGGGATGGTATGTGCAGCTGGTCGCCGAGCGCCTCTTGACCAAGGTTGTCGGGGGGCGTCGCTTCACGGTTTGGGATTTGCCCAAGGGCAAAGCGAACGAGGCGCTTGACTGCCGCGTCTATGCTTTCGCTGCGCTAATGGCCCTGATCCAGCGTGGCATGCGGCTCAATGCGGTGGTCGAGGCGGTTTCTCCTGCCCCGGAAGCGCAAGCGCCCCGTAAATCGACAAAAATAGCGGCTTCTGAGGGAAATTCGCCCCCTCCAGCGCCGACAAAGCCGCGTAAATTCGCCAATCGCGGCGGCAGCTGGATGAACAGGAGGCGCTGACAAATGGCATTTCAGCAGTCCGACCTCGACCGGCTCGACACCGCCATCGCCAGCGGCATCCGCAAGGTCACGTTCGCGGATGGCCGCGCAACCGAGTATCAGAACCTGTCCGATATGGTCGCTGCGCGCACCACGATCGAAAATGCGCTCGCCAAGGCGGCTTCGGGTTCGTCTCGCCGCCGCCGCTTCATTGTCGGACGGATTGGTCGGCGATGAACTGGATTGACCGCACCGTAGGCTATTTCTCCCCTGTGTCTGGCCTCCGCCGTCAGGCTGCACGCAAAATGCTTGAGCGATCGGCGCCCCGCCCGCGCTCGGGCCGGCGTTTCTACGGCAAGGATCGCGACTTCGACACGGTGAGCGGCAATCCGAACGATGCGCGCCCAAAGCGCTACGTCGATCGGATGACGATCCTGAGGCTGATCGCCGAAAATCCCTTCGCGCGGAAAGCGCTGAACGCGCTTCTCAACAGCCTGATCGGCTGGGGCATCACCGGCGCGCCGACCGGCTCGAAAGCGCTACGGGACCACTGGGCGACGTGGATCAAGAACTGCGATTACTGGGGCCGCCACGACTTTTATGGCCTCCAGAAGCTGTGGGCCATTTCCATGCTGCGCGATGGCGAGGTGTTCATCGTCCAGCGCTATGCCAAGCTGGCAGGGGTCATCCCCCTCCGCCTCCAGACGTTCGACAAGGGGATGCTCGCCGCCGACAAGTGGGGCAACAACATCGAGCGCGGTATCGAATATGACGATGAAGGCCGCGTCGTCGCCTATCATTTCTATCGCGGTCGGCGAGGTTACCGCTGGTCCTCGACGGAGACGATCCGCTTTCCCGCCGATGAGGTGATCCACCTGTTCGACAGCGAATGGGTCGGCCAGACCGAAGGCGTCAGCCTGTTCGAGCCGATCGTGAAGCGGCTCGGCGACGTCGAGGAAGGGATCGAGGCCGAGGTCGTGAAGGCGAACATTGCCGCCTGCCTCGTCGGTTTCCGCTATCGCTCACCCAGCCAGGACGGCGAAGACAGCAATATCGGGATCCCGGTCGAGGGGGATCATGACCGGCCGCCGATCGAAGAGTTCGTCCCCGGCATGATCGAAACGCTCGACGATGGCGAGCAGATCACCTTTTCCAATCCGCCTAAGACCGGCGGCATCGGTGACCTGGCACGCATCGCCCTGCTGGCGTCGGCGGCGGGCGTCGGCGTCACCTATGAACAGATGACGGGCGACCTCTCGAACGTCAACTTCTCCAGCTACAAGGCCGGCGCGCTGGAGAACAAGCGCTATATCGGCCGGCTGCAGTATCTGACCTTCATTCCGATTTGCCTCGATCGGGTATTCGCATGGTTCACCCGCATCGGCTGGGAAAGCGGCTATCTCAACAAGCCGACATCGCCGATCAAATGGACTCCGCCGCCTTTTGAGTCGATCGACCGCGAAGGTGATGCGATGGCGGACATTCTTGAGCTGGAAGGCGGGCTGGAGAGCCTGGCGAACCTGCTCAACTCTCGCGGCTACGACCATGACGGGATGATGACGGAAATTGCGCGGGACCGCGACTTCCGCGCCAAGCTGAAACTCGCCTTCAAGGGCGATCCCATGACGCCCGGCCAGACCGAAGACGGTGGGGGTAATGCCGGGGCCGAAAATGACCCCACTCGCATGGTCATGCTGGCGCTGGCGCGCCGGCTGATGGCCTCCCGATAGGAGTTCCCAAGATGACCACGCCCCAGCCGGCTCCGCAGCCCCCTGCGGAGGCCGACAGCCGCGTATCTGCGCCGCTGACCCCTGACGGGAAGACGCCCAAGAAGAAGAAGCCGCGTAACGCGCCGCCGATCGATGACGCTACCGCCATCA